CCGTGCTCGTGCCATTCACCAGAATGTTTCCGGGGAAAAGAGCCGTCAGCGTCAGCCACGACCCGCCGACATAAACCCGAGCCTCAGACCATCCCGCGCCCGAGTTGTAGAGCGTCACAACGTCACGGTCTACCGGCTCGATGTAGCCAGCAGCGAGAACAGCAGCAGTCGCCGCGCTGTCGCTCCATGCGGTTCCGGTCGTGGTTGCAGACAGTTGCACCGAGCCACGAATACCCGCCTTGGACTTGGTGAAACTTTGAACACGAACGATGGTGAAGGACGCGCCTGCTGTGGTCTTGCCGCTGATGGTGTAGGTGACTGAGGCGGTGTCGCTGGCGTTGTTCATGGCCGAGGCATTGCCAACAGTCACGAACGATCCCGAATCAGTCAGAGAGCCCGGCGTGATGTTGGAGCCCGTGCGAACAACCGTCCATGACCCACTTGCAACACCTGTGCCGTCGTACTCCAACTCCGTCGCGCCTTCATCAACGCGGATGACCGTACCAGATCCAGCGTAAGACGCCACCACACCGGCAGAGGTCGCCGGGATGGTGTGCGATTCGTTGGACAGAGTGACACTCAAGCCCGCTGTTCCGTCTTGCACGACTTGGGCAATTTCCTCATCCAGCAGGCTAGACGTGCCACCAGCCAGATAGGCTCGGAACCGGATCGCACGAACACCACCGGGGACCGTGAACGCGCGTGATGCCTCATCGGTTGACGAGGTGTAGGCATCCGAGAACGTCGAACCGTCCGGGGATGTTGCAATGATGAACCGCCCCGCATAGGCCACAGGCGCGGCAGTCCCGGTCGCTCGGTACAAGGCAGCCGTCACAGTAGCAGGCGAGAACGTAGAGCCGTTCTGACGCACCACGGGGGCACTCAGCACCATCCAATAGGCTGACGCGTTGTTGCCCGTCGATCCGGTGGCCCCTGTGCGGTACTTGCTGACCGTCACGCGCTTGGTGATGGACGAAAAGCCCGCTCTTGTTGCCGTCACATCCACGTACCCGATAGCCACGCCAGCAGCCATAGAAGTGACCGTGATGGTGTTGGCCGTGCGCGTTACTGTCACATCCGTGGCGACATGCGAGAACGTCCAGTTTGTCGTGTCAAGATCAGCGCCAAGGAAGATCACCATTGAAGACGACGCTCCGGTATAGCTGGTCACCGCGCCCGAAGCATCAGCAGGCAGGCCGATGGAGTCCAGCGTCATGACCGCAGAGGGCGCGGGGGCTCCATCTTCGCCGGGTGCGCCAGGATCGCCAGGGGCTCCGGGTTCGCCAGGATCACCGGGCAAGCCGTCATAGACCCGAACCACGGTCAAGGTGTCGCTATACACCTCGTCGCCCTGCTCTACGGTTGCCGTGACCGTGCAAGTGTCTGCACTCATGGCGTCAGGCGTCAGCGTGCGAGAAAGGCCCGAGCCGGTCAAGGTTCCACCTGTGGCAGTCCAGACAATCAGCGACTCATCCAGCGCCCCCACATCGGCCACCAGCGTGACGCTAGCCGGTGACGGTGCACCAGCAGTAGGAATGCGGAAGACCTGAGACGACGCCTTGAGTCTGACCGCCCGAACGCCCGATTTGCCACCGGCAATCGTGATCGAGTCCTGAACAGCAGGCGAGACGTTGCCCAAACCATTGACAGAACGAACCGTGACCTCATAGACGCCGGGGTCTAGGTCTCGGATCGTCACCGACTGCTCGGAGGTGTCGGGCAGATCAACCCACCATCCAATGTCCTGCCGGTAGCTGATCTTGTGCTTACGCGAATCAGGCGACGGGACAAACGAGATGGTCAGGGACGATTTGTTGACCGTCCCATCGTTATAGACCGCCTCCAGCAACTCAAGGTCAGTCGGCGGCGTTGCTTCGGTCTTGATGCGGGTCGTCACCGGCTCGTCAAGCGTCAAGCCCAATTCCACCGCGTCATATTTGCTCGGGTTGTGGGCAACACCTGTGATCCGGTATTGGTTCTTCTCGGGAACCTCCTCGACACCAAGGCAGCGCCAAAGGGTCGATGAAATTCCGGTGCTCTGAAGCATCCACACCGTACCCACTGCGGGCGCAGCGGTGAACGATGGCGACACGTCCAGAACGGTGCGATTCGACCCCGCAGGCGTGACCACGGTTCGCTCTTGGGTGATGTAACCCATGTGCGACGATGGATCAGGCTGCAACACCGTCAGGGTGTAGACCTCGCCTGACGCAAGGGTCACAGGCGCATCAAGGGTGATCTGACCCGTTGACGTGGCCTTGATCCGGCCCGCTAACCGCTCCCCGGCGACATTGGGGTCAGCAACCGCAAAGATTTTGCCCGGTGCGGCTACGATGCCATCTGATCCGACCGTGAATGAGACGGTCGATCCCTCGGACTGCTCGGAGTGACGCGCCCACCGACACAGGCGTGCAGCCTGCCCCCGGCTGGTCACACCGATGGGCGACAACTCCAGCTCACGAACCCCGTAACGCTGAATCAGGTCGTTAGGTGCGTAGACCTCCGGGACGCGCTTGCCCTGCTGGGCCATGTCGTGCCAATAGCAGATGAAAACGCTGTGTAGGCTCTTTTCGCTGGTGTCTTGATAGGTGAAGTTCCCATCAATGACGTTCGCGGGCGTGTACAGCAGCGACGCATCCTCGGGCGCGTCTTGGTAGGTTTGGAGCGTTGATCCAGTCCAATAGGCCATCCCCCGGAAGATCGCCGCCAAAGTCTGCATGACCTTGAAAGCGTCTTCACGGTTGCGCAGTTGCACGTTGCACCGGAAACGAGGCTCAACACCACCGGAGCCATCAGGCACCAGAGCGTCACAGTATTGGCCGATCTGATAGAGCGCCCACTTGTTGACCTGTGCGGCGTCGATGAACCGACCCATGCCATAACGCCCCGTGGTCGCCATGTCATAGAACACCCATGCGGGGTTATCTGTCCACGCAATCTTGAATGTGCCGTCCCATGTGCCTGTATAGGCGCGGGTTTCCGGGTTGTAGTTTGTCGGAACCTTGATCCGCAGGCCCTTCCACTTGAACGTCCGGTCGGGCACGTTACTGAACTGCTCCGCGTCGATCCTCAGGAAGGTGTAAGCCGTGTTCGGATAGCGCAGTTTTACCGACTGGATAGCGGTATAGCTGAACCATGAGAAGGCGTTGACCACATTACTGGTGGTCGCATCGTCCGTGATCCGGCGAACCCGGATATCCCACGGGGCAGAGCCCGGCAAGGCGAACTCAATAGAACGGGTGTACCGGCTGTTGGTCTTGCCCGCAATCTCTTGCGAGTACACCTCGACATAGCCGCCGCCGTTCGATTGAACGTCAATGGCAAACTGAAAACTAGCCCCTTTGATATCGCCGGTCTTTGTGTCTTGCAGCGTCAAGCGAGGAATCGCAATCGTGACTCGGCATCTGTCAATTTCAGGGTTAGTGATCGTGCGAACGACAGGGTTCGGCTTTTCTACCACCACATTGACGCCGATTTCAGTCTGAACCGCATTGATGCCGGGCAGAGCCGCTTGGCCTTGCGTGCCGGTCGTCCACGCCAACTCCACGCCAGTGAAGTTGAATGAATCGTCATCGTTCTGGAGTGGAACACCGTTCAGGTAGACGCCCTTTGCGCCACCCACCAAGCCTTCGCACTCACCTTCGCTGATCACGTCGATGATTTCCGCGACTTGGGTAGAACGTAGCGAATCCTTTTCCTCTTTGGCCCCACCGCCACCACCCTTGCCGCCGCCGCGACCTTCAACAATCAGCGTCATACAGCAAGCTCCACAGCAGAAAGACCTTGAGACGTGACGACAGAACCGGCGATCACCTCCCCATAGACGACAGGAATAGCCACGCCTTGCTCGGTTGTGTTCGCCACTGAGCCAAACGCGAAGCTAGACAATCGGGAATCGTTGGCGTTGTCCGGCTGCTGTTGGTTTGGCATCAGCATTTGAACAATGCCGCCCAAGGCGATGGCCGCGCCTGCATAGATCAGGTAGGGGTTCGCAGTGAAGATGCCCACCACGATCAAAGCAGCGCCAACCACAACTTGCAGAAGTTCGCTCTTCGCGCCATGCACCACCGGCACAATGCAGACCGCCTCACCCTTGCCAATCAGGCAATCTAGGGCGTCCTCGCCAATGTTCGACTCTTTGGACAGCGCACCCACGAAGATGTGAAAGCCCTCGCGGTGATCAATCACATCTTTCTGAAACCCCGGCAGGATCACCGCCAATGCTTGCGCGGCCTCCCTTGGTGTAGACACGGCCACACGATGAACGCGGCCATACTTCTTGCCCAGCCAGCCATATAGGCGCACCTCGCGCAGTTGCTCAGAGCCGATCATGCAGCCTCCAACAGCGAAGAATGACGAAGGATGGCGGTGGTGTGGCGCTTCCAGTAGCCGCCCCACACATCGTGCCCCGATGGCCGACCGTAGAGGTGGTGCAGGATTAGGCCCATGTGCGGATCGTCGTAGATCGCCGCATGGTTCTCCACATTGGACTTGACCATGAGCAACAGCACGTCATGGCGCTGCGGTTCTGTGTCGTCAGCGGTGCCGACCTGCACAAAACCTGCCTTGGTGAAGTTGTCGCGGTAGAGGTTCCCTCCCTTGTCCCACCAATCATCATCACGCTCGAAGTCTGGCAACTCAATGCCGAGCCTTTGCGCGTAGTAGTCACGGATCAGGGTGTAGCAGTCCACAACGCCGTGGTGAAACTGCCGACCAATCAGGGGCAAGTGTTCCTGCGGCTGAGTCTGGAGGATCACACCGCCAGGCATGGAGATGATGAGCCACGGCAGGCCGGTACGGTTGCACATCAGCCGGTCAGCGTCCGAGGGGTGAGCTGATGCGTCAGGGTGGCTATGCACGACCGCAACTACCTCGCCCGAGTCTTCGGCCTCGGCCCAATCACGCGGGTCGATCTTGAAAGCCTGATTGCTCTGAGCGATGTTGCGGCAAGGCTTGTACTCATCCACACCGTCAACGCGCACGATCACGCCGCACGCCTCGCGCTTGCCGTTGTTGTACTCGGTCATGGCGTGATCAAAGATCGAATCGCCAATGTCTGCGGTCAATTGGTACATGGTCATGCTTGACGAATCACCCCAGCGCCAGGAAAGCCGCCGAAGCTGATTTCATTGTTCGGCCACACACGAAGACGACAGGACCGCAGGCAGTGCCCGCAATCGTCCTCATCCGGGTCAGTGGTGGGCGTGTCGTCTGCCGTCGCAACAGGGGGGCCGGTGTAGCCACACTCGGGGCCTCGATACTCAAACGTGCAAGACCCGGCCAGGACTTGACGTCGGGGGAGCTTGAGGCTTGCAACATCCATCGGGGTCGCAAGCTCAAACTGCACGATGTACTTGTCACGACGCGAAACCCGGTCGATCTGCCACACCTCATCCACAAACCCAGCACCGGGGTCCGCGCTTGGGTTGCCTGCACTGAAGTTCGCTGCGTCAAGGTACTTCTTCAGCACGCGCTTGCGGATGACCTTTGCGCCCCTTAGGCCCTTGGACTCGACCACCAGAACGCCAATGAGCCCCATGACGTTGGAGACGGTCAGAGTCGGTCGCGGCATACTGCCTTGAGTCGAACGACTGAAGCCCTCTGCCTGGATGGGAAATGGTTGGTACTCGTTGCCCTGCCAGATCACCGGCTGACGCAGACCATTGGACCCAGCGTGAAAGCGAAGAACGCTGCCACCGATGCTTGTAGCGTCCAGCACGAAGAATTCAAGAATCGCATCGTGTCGAAGGCCAGCAAGCTGGATGGCGGTGTTCATGGTGTGAAGTCTTGTTCAAACGTGACGGTCAGGCGCTGCACGCCCGAGCCTAGCGACGTGATCGAATACTGTGATGCTAGGTAGCGGCCAGACACACCAAGCGGGTTTGTCCATGTGAACGGATCGAACCCACCTCTCGCATCTAGAAACGCCTTGATGGTTCCGATGGTGGTTGAGTCATCCGTGAAGGAAAGCGGCCACGACTCCACCCGGTGATTGATGCCATCTGGGGAGGACTGCTTGTAGCCGTCGCCAAACTGCGCCTCTTTGACGCGGAAAGAAACATTGCCGCTTGGGTTGCGGTCTGGAACCCATGTGAACGTGCTCATACTTGCCCCTGCTTCAACTGCCACAGCAGACCACCGGGACGCAACTCACGCACCATGACTTCCTTGGTTGCTGCGGTCACCATGTCGCCCAATTGGCGGGCCGTTTGTCCTTGGCCTTCCGTGGCGGCGGTTGATGTAGCTTCGCCATTCTGGTTCACGTCGACTTTGACATTTATGTCGCCCACCCACCCGGCCCCCTGAGCGGTGCCGCTGGCCATGCCAATATCGTTCGCCGCCACAATCCGACCATTCTTGGCAGGGATCATGTACTGTGAGCCGTTGGAGCCCACGAACATCTCAGACTTGCCCGTCTCGTTGATCCGGTACATGCTCCCGGCGTTCACTGCGCCGCCGTATTGACGCGCGCCAGCGATGGGCGCTGTAGCAACGGCAGGCGCACCAATCGCGGCAGCAGCAGCCCCGGCAGCAGCGGCAGCGGCAGGGGCCAAGCCGGGGCCAATGATTGGAATGGCGGCAGTTGCAGCAAATGCGTTTTGAGCAGCTAATGCGCTCATGCCGGTGACTTGAGCCGACACAGAGGCAGCGTAGACCGCGCCATTCGCTGCGGCCTTAGCCTTCTCCGCTGCGGCGATGGTGTCAGCAAGCAAGGCGTTTTTGACCTGCTGCATACCGAACTGAATCAGGGACGACACCGCCTCATTGAGCACGGTGGTAGCAAGCGCCCGCATGGCATCCTGTGCGGTCATCGTGCCCGTCAAAAGACCGGACAGGGAGTTAGCCGCCGTCTGAGACAGCGAATTGAGGGAGTCAATCAGGAAGGCTTGCGCCTCACCTTGGCTTCTGAAGGTCTGTTCGGCCAACGCCAGGCGCTGCAATTCGTACTCGTTGGTAATCTGCGTGCGTGCCTGCTGGCCTTGCAATGTCGCATCAACACCGGCTTGAGCCATCATGGCTTCGTACTGGCGCACAAGCTCTAGCTTGGCCTCGTACTCCTGACGCAGGGCATCAAGCGGATTGACAGCGCGGGTCAGATTGGCGGCATAGTCAACCGCCTCTTTCTCCTTGCGCTTGCGTTCTTCCAGCAACTGCCGGGCCTCAGCCTCCGAGCGTTCGCGGGCCTCATCAATCTGGTCTTGCGCCTTCTTCATCGCCTCAACGCGGGCCGCTTCCGCATCCTCGGTGATGAGCTTCACCGCTTCGGCGTATTCCTTTTCGCTGATCTTGCGTTCATCAAGGTACTTCTTGGCTACCCGCAACTTCTCGACTTCAGCCTCATTGATGACGCCGATTTCGGAGGCCGCAGCCTTTCTCAGGCCAGAAAGATAAGCCTCGGAGTCGAACTGCTGGCCCTTCTTCTTTTTGACGTCTTCGCTACCTCCGGGCGCTTTGATATCGCTGAAACCGCCAGAGCGACCACCGCCTTGATTGAACAGCGATTCCATGTTTCGGCGCATGGACGCCCCGGCATACTCGGCATTCCCGATGGCCTTAATGTCATCGACCATCATCCCGAGAATGTCGCGGGCTTGCTTAAATTCACCTGTCGCAGCGGCACCAATGGCGGCTGCAACGCCACCAATGGCCGTGCCGGTCTGGCGGAACATGCGCGAGACAAGATCAGCGCCATCGGCCACATATGACAGCACCTTAGCCGTGCCTCGGCTCCAATCCTCCACCGCCGTGGACTTGCCGAGATTGTCGCCCTCACCTTTGGCCCCCTTGAGCCATTCGGCTACACCCTGGAACGCCTTCGCCACACCATCAGCAATGCCCGTTAGCACTTGGCTTGTGCCGGTCAGGTCGTCGAACGCCTTGTTTGCTTGCGAGGCGCTGTCACGAACAGCAGTCATCGCCTCATCAAAGGTCTGAGGCAAGTTCTTGAAATCGCTGTCGATCTTGTCGGCTGCCTTGCCAAGCGCCGCCATGATCACATCGGCGGTCAGCTTGCCGTTAGCACCTAGATCCTTGAGGGCACCAACGGGAACGCCGATACCATCGGCCAATTGACGCATCAGGTAAGGCGAGGTCTCCAGCAAAGACCGGAGTTCATCGCCCGCTAACTTGCCAGAGCCTAGCGCCTGGCTGAACTGCAACATTGCGGCTTGTGCCTCTCCAGCACTTGCGCCAGATACCTTGATGGCCTTGCCGAGCAGTTCCGTCAGTTTGAGTGTGTCGTCCTGTGTCCCGCCCATCTGCAAGATGGACTGATTCAGACGGTTGAACACATCGACGTTCGCAGCCAGGCCGGTGCGCGTCCGGCGCGAGATGGCCTCAAGCTCGACCATCGCCTTAGCACCCGCCTCAATGCTCCCCGCCGCAACCGTCACGCGGGCAGCCAAGAGGCGCATATCGTCAGCCATCCGGGCAGAGTTCACCGCCGCCATCGCCACAGCAAGGACGCTCACCGCACTGGCAACCGCAGTCACCTTGCCCTTGAAGCCGTCAAGGCTGCCCGAAGTCTCGCGCAATGCCCGGTCAACCTTTCGTTGGCCGTCCAGCATCTTGGACGTGTCTAGAGACACATCGTAGTAAATGCCGCCTACTTGTTCAGCCATGCTTGCGCCCCTTCAGTGCGGCCATCACCTTTTGATATTCCTCACGGCTGGGCAATTCGCGCTCGGCCTTCTTGCTGTCCGGGAACTTCATTTCGAGCATGGTCTGAAACTCGGTCATGGACAGGGCTTCAGCGTCAGCACTTGACAGACCAAGATGCACGCGGGCCGCGCTCCCTTCTGATCCGGCTTGGCCTTGCCTGCAATCCCGTGTTTCATGAGGTGGGCCGCAAGAATGACCTGATCATCGGCAGGAATCGCCCCTCGCACCCACTCACCCGAGGCCAGATCAAGAAACCCCACAGCAGGAGTCGGGTCGTCTTGATCACAAAGCACGGTCAGGATGTACCGCGCAACCTCCACAGCCCGAGGGCCATGAAGGTCAGCGAACATCCGCACGATTTCAGCCGGTGATCCTAGACAAGCGATGTTCTTGAACGATGGAGTGAATGTGTACTCACTGCCATCGCCCAATTGCACCCGACTGAAACCGCACTCGACCAGCATCACAGCGTGAACAGTTGCGCTTTGATGCCAGTACCACCTGTCACCGACACCACGCCTTGCAGGTAGTGACGAACCGTGGTCAGCACCACAGCACGGACGGAGTTTGCAGGCACAGCCACAGCCAGGCCAGCAGCCACCGACACCGAGCCGACGCCATCGACCGCAACGGTTGTGCCGCCGTCACCGTCAATGGTGGCAGTCAGTGCGCCTGCCGTGTCGTTGCGCAGGATCAGCAGTTGCTTCTTGCTGGGCTCAAAGGTCAGCGTGTCAGAGGAAGTCAACGTGACTTCAGTCACAGCAAAAGCGCCAACTTGAGCGCCATTCGTTGAAGTGATCGCGGGCATGGTCGCTCCTTATCAGGTGGCAGTGCGGGTCACGGCACCGTTCGACATGGCGGTCATCGACCATGTCACGGCGTCGTTGTACGATGCGTCACGGCTCCACTCGGAAGCGATGAACGGGCCGACAAACACAGCGTCAGGGAAGGTCAGACGCAGCCACACCTTAGGCTGGTTCTGCGTGGCCGAGCCGGGGTTGTGGACGTGGGCCTCCATCTCGGCCTGGTTGTACTGCTCGTCGTCATAGCTCACGCCATCGCCAGAGAACTCCACAGCCTTGAACGACACCAGAGAGGTCTTGGTGAACTCGGGGGAGTCGTCGGCAGTGGTGTCCACGGTTTCCCATGACACGCTGAAGGACTTGGTACGCATCATCCCCAGGTTCTTGAACGTGAGGGATGCAGGGTTGGCGGATTCAACGCCGATGGCGAATTCGACTGCTACGTCGCGCCCGGTAAATGCACTCATGGTGCCTCCTTAGACAGTGATTGCCGAAACGGCGATTTCAAAAAGCGCCCGCCTGTCATTGGTGGGCATGAAAACCGGCTCTCCCGGCTGCAACGACACCAACGAACCGGAACCGGCCCGCATGGCTTCGATGACTTGATTTGCTGCCTGCTCGATCACTTGGGCTGACTCACCATCAGCACCGATCAGGGACAGCGTGAATTGAGGGGTGCGGATCAACTCAGCACGCCCACCACCTACAGGCTTGATCACGCAGTAACGCGCTGCGCGTGAGTCGTCATCCCATGCACCAAACTGCAAACGCCACCCGGTCAGGATGGGTTGCAGGAAGTCGCGCAAAGCCGTGGACGCACTCATTTCAGCGCCCCCTTGAGTGCCTTGCGAATGTTCGGTTCTGCGCGCTCAAAGCCCTTTTTCAGGAACTCTTTTTCAGCGTTCGGCAGGCGAAAGCGTTGCGGGTTGTCAGGGTCGTGAACAGGCAAGGCGTAATCAGCGGTATAGCCACAGATGCCGCGCACCTTGCCGCCCTCCATCTCAACGCGCCGATACTGCGAGTTGATCAACAACCCAGTGTCTCGGGGTGTCATGCTCACAGCCTCAGAAGCGCCAAGAATCAGCGCCTGCGTCATACCCCGCTGCGCTTTACCCTCGACCGAGTCAATGAACGCGGGCAACTTGTTGACGATGCGGGTCATGTGATGACCTCCCAGTCGTCGGATTGCTGGCCGAAGGTGTCGGCATAACGCTTGGTCGCCCTCACCTCCCACGCTTGCAAAGGCTGCCCGGAGTGCTGGCCGATCAAAACACGGTCGCCCGGCTTGACAGATGCGTACTCGGTGAAGATGACTTGAGAGGCAGTGAACTCCACGCCTTTGCTGTCGGTCATCCGCTTGGACTCGGCCTTGTAGTCGCAGTCAAAAACCACAGGCGAGCCAAACGACTCCACCCCCGACCAATCATCACGACCGATCAGGGGCCAGTGTGTCGCTTTCGACGTGTAGGCAAACCGCGCAATGGCACTCATGAGGGACCATGCTAGGGAGGCGCGGCATTTGTCAGCAGACCAACTCCGCCACAGAAGCCTATGGGGTGCATTGGGGGTGCATTGGGGGAGTTGACGGGGGATACCCCCCCATGCTCACAGTTCGTAGCCATGTTCAACGCACCCGAACGCGCAAGCATGGCTACAAACTCAAATCAACTAACCCCCCTCACGCAAGAGGCCAGGGCACACCTGCCCACGAATGAGGCAGCGCTACACCTAAATCGGTCACAGCAAACACTGAGGTGGTGGGCCTGCCTTGAAAAGGGTCCTATTCGCCCCATTCGCATCAATGGCCGCTTGGCGTGGCCTGTGGCGGAACTGCGCCGCGTGCTGGGGGTGTGATGTGAATGCAAGTCACACAAAGATTCCCGCTGTCGGATGCAGCAATCCATTGAACGCACGGGCGCAGGCGTCCACCTGATCGTCAAACGATCCGTTCGGGAACATCCTCATTTCGTCAATCAGTGCGTCATTCCATGAGCCACGCAACATCAGCACGTTACCGGCGTTGATCTGGCTTGCCAGCGGGTCGGCTCGGGTCATCTTGTCGCCTGATTCCGGACTGAAGTGCAACGAGTGCCCCGCCAGCTTCTGCGCAAACGCCGTTACCTGAGACTTGCCCGCCTGGCCTGGGTCTTGTGGTATGGACTGCTTGACCACACCTCGCCCGTCACGGTCTGCAATCGACCTCATGGCGGCGTCTCGCTGCTGTGACTCAAGACGATCACGGAACACGTCAGCGATGATGTACCGGCCATCCTGAAGCCTGCCGAGCTTTCCGCCTACCGTGAAATCACCGTCAAGGGTTGCACCCAAGTCCCACCCGCGACACCACTCGACCACCCGTCCGGGGATGGTGTCAACGACTTGGAGCATGTCAGGTTTGATGATTCCGCCCTCTGGCGGCGCTGGCGACTGACGGTACTGACCCGCGAACACGTAGGGATTCGCTTTCTCCATCCGGCGCAGTGTTTCGGCATTGTGCTTCTCGGGCCACAGCGGGGAGCCGTCATCATTCCAGACCGAGATGCAGACGTGATCCCATTCCTCACCGTTACCACCACCAAGCAGCCACCCGGACAAGTCCTTTTCATGAAGGCGCTGCATGATCACGATGATGGGCGTGTCGGGGCTATTCGTCCGGCTCTCTAGGGTGTTCTGGAACCAGTCGATGACGTTCTGACGCATCACATCGGATCGCGCCTCATCTGCCTTGTGTGGGTCGTCAATCACGATGGCCCCGCCAAAGCCCTGGCGGTGCTTGCCTGCCCCGAAACCCGTAATCGTGCCCCCGGTGCCTGTGGCGTACATGACACCGCCTGCCGTGGTCTTCCAATGGTGCATGGCATCAGACGCCAAGCGCATGTCAGGGAACACCTCGGCATAGGCTTCATGCTGCACCACCGACCGAACCGCCGTGCTGTTGTTGATGGCAAGCGTCCCGGAGTAGCTGGCGTGAATGAACTCAGCGTCAGGCACTTTCCCAAAGGCCCATGCGATGAAGTTCACCACGGCTAGCTCTGTCTTGGAGTATCGAGGGGGGACGTTGATGATCAGCCGCTTGCACTCGCCGCGATACACCCGCATGAGGGCATCACAGATGATCTTGTGTTGTCTGGCGCGTCTCCACTGAAAGCCCTTGCGCTGAAGGAACATCCAGCGGGAGAAGAAATACAGGTCTTCCCGCGCCATCTCAGCCGCAGCCATGCGCTCGGCTGGGTTGAATTGCGGCCTCACACCTCGCCCGCCACCTTCCGGGCAACCTCAGCGAACTCAGCGGGGGACAGTGCGATTTGTTGCAGCGGCCCACCACCCTTGCCGGTCAATTCGACCTTCTCGGAATAGAAGCCAAGCGCCTTACCCCGCGCAACCTCAGCCGTCACGGCTGGCCCGTACTTCTCAGCGGACAAGGCTGCATCCCTGATCCTCACCAGTTCTTCTAGGTGCTGCTCTAGGGTGACTTGAACACGCTCGATGACCGGGGCGCGTAGCTCGTCAATCCTTGCCCCTATCTTGCCGTCTTGCAAAAGGTCGAACGCCTTACGGTTTATTGTCTCGGGCTTCATTCCTTCCGCGCTGTATGAGCGTCGATAAGCCTCGCTGGCGTTGCCCGTCTCGATGTAGGCGAGGCAGAAAGCCTCCTGCTTTGGAGTAAGCATCACACCCCCACCAGCTCAAGGAGCTTCTTGCTCTTGGTCTTTGCCCGCTCCGATGGCTTCGGGGGGCGCTGACGGGCGCGGCGGGCGGCTTCGCGCTCCTGCCACTCGGTTGTGTCTTGCTCTTGCAGTCTCTTGCACCTCACCACATCACCATCGCGGATCACCTCACGGAATGTCGGGGCGTCCTGTCGGCGCTCCATCTTGACGGTTACGGGGGCTTGCATGGCGAAGATTGAAGCGGGGCCGGTGATGTTCAGGGGTGACGCCTCAGAGGCGGGAATGATTCTGCGAATGATGGGGGCCGTCACTAGCGGGTCATCGTCTTGTTCGTCGTTTGACGCATAAGCGGTGGCCTCTTGGGCGATGGACTCCCCTGCAATGGGGAGACCTTCAGGAACGGCAGGCAGGCCGAAGCAATCGAACAACTCAAGCTGTCCGACGACTTCAGCGGCTCTGCGGTTTCCTGCATGTCGCGCCATGATCAGTGGCCTCCATTGCGTTTTCACAATGCTACGGAGACGCTTTCGCGCTCTCGTTGCAGTGCTCTGGTCTTTGCTCGGTACTCGTCGCGCAATGCCTTGATGGCT